TAATGCTCAAGTCGACTGGATGGAAACACCACAGGAACCTACAGGAGAGTAGAGTGAAGTCCTTTAAGACAGTACAACTAGAACTTAACGAGGCAAAAATTAAATTGCCAAGTGGTTCCAAAGAACTTAAAGTTGATGTCGCAAAGGTTGGTGGTAAGAAGATATCTGTATCTTATGTTCAGAACAAAAGAAATAAGGTAGATGTATATCTAGATGGTAATCTCTTTAGTGGAGATTCACCATATAAAGATTTAAAAGCTGCAGAGAAAGAAATGAAAGACATTAAAAAAATAATGCAAAACATGTCCGAAGAAGGTATAAACATAGAGGAAATTATAAATGAAATTAATATCTGAATATAATGACTATCAAATGTCACCAGTAATCATTGAAGCAAATGAGAAAGGACAGAAGGAATACTTCATTGAAGGAGTGTTCATGCAGTCAGAAATTAAAAACCGTAACGGTAGAGTTTATCCTAAAGAGATAATGGAAAAAGAAGTTAACCGTTATAGAAAAGAATTCGTTGAGAAGGATAGAGCATTTGGAGAACTCGGACATCCCGAAGGCCCAACTATTAATCTTGACAAAGTGTCACACTTAATCACATCTTTAGAAGAAGATGGTAACAATTATGTGGGACGTGCAAAAATTTTGAGCACACCAAACGGTCAAATCGTAAGAAATTTAATCGATGACGGTGCCAAATTAGGAGTATCATCTAGAGGATTAGGTTCCTTGGAAGAAAAAGGTGGCGCTCAATACGTAAAAGGTGACTTCCAACTGGCAACAGCAGCCGATATAGTCGCAGACCCATCTGCCCCCGAGGCCTTCGTTGAAGGTATATACGAGGGTGTAGAGTGGATTATGTCTAACGGTATATTGAAAGCAGTTGATTCAGAGTCAATGAGAACCCAATTAAGGGGTGCTAAATTGAATAAATTGGAAGAAACTAAGTTAAATCTATGGAAAAGGTTTGTTGAAAGCCTATAACATATAAATAAAAAAGTAAACTCAAACAGGAGAAAAACATGGCAGAGTTAGAAAATAACCTAGAAAGTACAGAAGTAGAAGTTTCTGAAGAGAAGCAACCTACAGACGGTGCTCAAAAAGGTGACGCGAAACCTGTTAAGCAAGGTTCATCAGATGCCGAGAAAATCGAAAGCGGTAAAGCTGAAGTCGTCAAACCCGAAGAAAATCCTGTTGACAAAGCAGTTGATGCACAGAAGAAAGCAGAAAATGTGAAACCAGTTAGTGGTGATGCACATCAAAAGAATGCTGGAAAAGGTGACAGTCAACCTAAACTTGCAAAAGTTTCAGAAGAAGAAGAGTCTAAAGATGTTGTTAAGGCAACAAAAATGGAATCAATCAAAGCTATCGTCAACAACATGAAGGAAATGACTAAGGAAGAACTTCAAACTAGATTCAGTTCTATATCAGAAGAAGAAGTTGACGAAACCTTGACTAAAGCAGAAGTAGCTAGAAAAATTGTTGAATCACTAAAGTCTATGGACGAAGAAGCAGTATCAGATATTGCTGAGAAGTGGTCTAAGGAAGAAGAAGAGGAAGAAGAAGTCAAAGAGGAAATCGTTGACGAAGAAACTTCTGCAGAGCTCGAAGCAAATCTAGTCGAGATTGAAGTAGAAGACGACCTATCTAAAATCTCAGAAGCACTAGATATCTCAGAAGAGAATCAAGAGAAAGCAAAAACTATCTTCAAGGCTGCAGTCTCATCTAAAGTAGAAGAGATTAAAGAGTCTTTAGAAAATCAATATTCAGAAGAATTAAAATCCTCAGTAGAAAAAGTCAAAGCCGACCTCGCAGAAGGCGTTGACAAATATCTTTCTTATGTTGCAGAAGAGTGGACGAAAGAAAACGAACTTGCAATTGAAAGAGGATTGAGAGCAGAGATGACTGAAAACTTCATCGACGGATTGAAAACATTGTTCGTAGAACATTATGTTGACGTTCCCGAAGATAAGTATAACGTAATCGATGAACTCGCAAATCGTCTCGACGAGATGGAACAGAAACTTGATGGTGAAGTCAGTAAAAATATTGACATTACAGAAGAGTTAGATGCCCTCAAGAGAAGTAACGTGGTAAAGACTGCTGGTAACAGTTTGTCTGAGTCACAAAAAGAGAAGCTAGAATCATTATCAAATGGTGTAGACTTCAAAGATGAAGCAGACTTCGCTGAGAAGATTGCAGAAATCGCTGAAGCTTACTTCCCAAGTGATGTTGATAAACTAGTTGAGGATACTATTGTAGAAGAAGGAACAGGGGAAATTTCTGAAGAGAAAGAACCAGTACTTGCTCCCGATATGCAACAGTACACTCAAGCAATAACTAAACTAAATCCATTAGGATAATTTAAAGGAAAAATAAAATGTTTTTATCAGAAAACTTACAAGAGAAGTGGCAACCGATTCTAGAACACTCCGATTTACCAAAAATCGAAGATAACTACAAGCGTGCTGTTACTGCTGTAATCCTTGAAAACCAAGAGAAGGCCCTTTTCGAAGAAGGTCAAGCTCTTGAGGAAGCAGCACCTTTAAATGCTACTGGAAGTTCTGCAGTTGCTAACTGGAATCCAATCTTGATTTCATTAGTACGTAGAGCTATGCCAAATCTCGTTGCATACGACATTTGTGGTGTTCAGCCTATGACAGGCCCAACAGGACTTATATTTGCTATGAAAGCAAGATATAATGACTATCCATCTGTAGGAAGAGAAGGTAAAACTGAAGCATTACATGCTGAAGCAGATACTAAATATTCCAATGACAACCAAGTTGTCGCAGACGGCCCTTTAGCAGCACGTAATAATGACCCATTCAATGGTTCATATGCGACTGATACAGGTGCGGGAATGTCAACAGCAAGTGCAGAAGCACTTGGTGACGTTGAAGCATCAAACGGTTTCGCTCAAATGGCATTCACCATTGAGAAAGCAACTGTTACTGCAAAATCCAGAGCATTAAAAGCTGAGTACACACTCGAATTAGCACAAGACCTCAAAGCAATCCACGGTCTTGACGCAGAATCAGAACTAGCAAATATTCTTTCATCAGAAATTCTTGCTGAAATCAACCGTGAAGTTATCAGAAATGTTAACATCCAAGCAAAAACTGGTGCAGCTGCAACAGCTTCTGCTGGTACGTTCAACCTTGACGTTGACGCAAACGGAAGATGGTCAGTTGAGAAATTCAAAGGATTATTGTTCCAAATAGAAAGAGAAAGCAACTTCATCGCTAAAGATACACGTAGAGGAAAAGGTAACTTTATCCTATGTTCATCTGATGTAGCTTCTGCTCTATCTATGGCAGGTGTATTAGATTACGCTCCTGCTCTTAACACTAACTTAAACGTTGACGACACAGGCAATACATTTGCTGGTATCTTAAACGGAAGAGTTAAAGTATATGTTGACCCATATGCTGGTGTTGACTACTTAACAGTAGGTTATAGAGGAACTAACCCTTATGATGCTGGTATGTTCTATTGCCCATACGTTCCATTACAAATGGTTCGTGCAGTTGGTGAGAACACATTCCAACCAAAAATTGGTTTCAAAACAAGATACGGCATGGTTTCAAACCCATTCGTTGACACTGGCAACATGTCAGGCCGTGATGGTCTAGCAACTGCTGGTACTAACCAATACTACAGAAAATTTGCAGTGTCAAACATTCTGTAAGGAACTTAGGTTCTCATTCCTTAATTGGAATACTAAAAACCCCTCTTTCGAGGGGTTTTTTTTAGCATGACTGAATCGTTCAATGTCTTGGGTATGAACCCAATTCTTTACACCGTGTCCTTCTAGTGAGGCCTTACCTCAATTTTATCTAGGTCAATAGGTATTGACCATACGGAAGTTCGTTTACCGTCCCTATCCCAACTCGTCAAGAATTTCTAGAGCTTCTCTGTTCGGATTCTATCCACACCTCACGATTATATGCCACGTCTTAATTGACTTTAACAGTGTGGAACACCTTGTCTATACGGAACAACCTCTCACAACCATCTATCTTCCGTCTCGACTTCCTACCTTACAAGTATACCAAAATACGATATGCATTGTCAAGGCATATATTTATACGCGATAAATAACTATATGAAGATGATAAAGTATGGTGAAGGGTTGGAAGGTTTCTTTAAATGGAAGAATGAAACTACAGGTCAAATAGATACAATGTACCTACCAACAGAAAAAAGAGTTAAAAAAGTTATTGATTGTAAAGGTGAAGACTGGTTTGATGGGAAGACTATCCTAGAACTAGGAACTGCACATGGACTAGTTGGTAGACACTTTGAGAAACTAGGTGCAACAGTTTCCTATGCAGATGCAAGACAAGAACTATTGGATGGTATAGACACAGACTCAGAGAAGTTGTGTATCAATCATAATGAAGAGTGGTCATTTGATAGGAAGTGGGATTTAATTATACACTTTGGTACTCTATATCATGTTCAAAATATTTACGATGATTTAAGAAGAGCATTCAATCATACAGACGAAATGTTTTTAGAAACTGCAGTCAATACAAAACCAACAGCTGAACCATGGATGAGACAAGAAGAAGTGACCGAATGGGATTATATACCAGGCCAATCAAAACACCAAAGAAAAAATAGTAGAGTCTTCAATGGGTTTGATAATTGGGAAGCTTTCTTTAATGA